CTCCACGGTTACATATCTCGCTCTTTGGAAATGCCTGGGGTACGTAAAATGTTTGCTGATCCTAAATACCAACTTGAAGAATTGACTGATATAGATTGTAGTAAGGATCCTGTCAGACCACAACTAGATGTTAAGTTTAGAACTAGTGACGGTAGAAAAATATATGGTCTACGTGACGAAGAAGGCGAAATTTGTGCAATAATGTGTTTTGCTTTTACAGATGAAGTGCCAACAACTGTAGAAGAAATGGAAGTAATGAGTAAGGCGGCACACATGTCAAGCATACACAAAGCAGGTATGCAAGGCAGTATTGCTATTGCCTATACTGTATGGGCAGTAAAACGTGGCGGTGGACGTAAGATAGTAAATGAAGTATACAAGATGGTTAAGAAATCTAATAATTTAAATAGACTAGTAACACTTTCACCGTTGACAGATATGGCCCGTAGATTCCATTTAGCAAATGGCGCTAAAGAATTACAAGTAAGCGAAACAAGTCAAAACTTTGAATATGACATAGAACTAGAGCAATGGGAAAAAGTTTTAGAAAGAGCGAAACAATTATTTAAGAAAGCGGAATAATGTTTGAGAAAATAAAAAAAGTATTTAAAGGCAAAGAGCCTAAAAAAACAACAAAAGCAAAGCCTACTAAATCAGAAAAAGAAATAGCAACCGAAAATAACGAGCCATGGGTAAGTGTTTTAAGTATGGAACTTGAAAAAGAAAATATGGATAGAGGTGCATTTGAATTAGATTGGAATGATTTATTTGTTGCTAAACTAATACGTGTTGGCTACCAAGGCAAGACAGATAACGATATTGTTGATAACTGGTTTCAAGATGTATGTCGCAATATAGTGATGGAAAGTTATGAAAAAGAACAGGCAATGAACAACGTAGAAAATATTGACAATGCAAGGAAAGCATATAAGTGATTTATATAAATGGTGATAGCCATAGTGCAGGTGCACAAATTATAAATGACTATAGTTTTGCTGAAGATGATAATAGGTATACTGCACTAGGAAGAAGGCCGCATCCAGAAAACATTCCGTACACATTTGGTTATAAACTTGCATCAGCACTTAATCAACCTTTCTTTTTAGATGCAGAAAGTGCTAGTAGTAATGATCGTATTATAAGAACAACTAAAAAAGCAATAAATGAAACTATAAACAAACAAAATATGTTTATTATCATAGGATGGGCTACGTTCGAAAGAGAAGAATGGCCTTATAAAGATGGATATTTACAATTAAGTGCCAGTGGCACTGATTCAGTTCCTAAAGAGTTTGAAACTGATTATAAAAAATGGGTGTTAAACCAAACAAAAATAGTTTTAGATAAAAAAACAAAAATCTGGCATGATAGAATATATGAATTTCATTTAGAATTACGGGAACAAAATATTAAACATTTATTCTTTAATACATATCTGTATTTTAACACAATAGAAAATAAATTAGATTGGCATGATCAATTTATAAATCCTTACAGCCAAAATGAAACATATTTTCATTGGTGCAGAAACAAAGAATTTACAACAAGAAATAATGGCTACCATTATGGTGCTGATGCCCACAATGCATATTTTTTATATCTTTTAGAAAAAGTAAAAAGCCAATTTAATATAAAAACTGGGTTGACAGATATGCCTAAACGTAGTATAGTAAGTAAAGTTAATAAAACAATTATGAGGCAGTAATGGCTACATACTTATTAGTAGATACTATGAATACATTCTTTCGTGCAAAGCATGTTGTACGTGGAGATATAAGTGAAAAAGTTGGCATGGCACTACATGTTACACTAAATGCAATCAACAAATGTTACAAACAGTTTGATGCTGATCATGTAGTATTTGCACTAGAAGGTAGGAGTTGGCGTAAAGATTTTTACAAACCCTACAAAGCAAATCGTAAAGTAGCACGTGACGCACTAACTCCTAAAGAAGCAGAAGAAGATGTTGCATTCTTTGAAGCATATGATGACTTCCTAAAATTTATAAATGAACGTACAAACTGTAGCACCATAAAAGTAGATATTGCAGAAGCAGATGACATTATTGCACGTTGGATTGCTAAACATCCAAACGATAATCACGTAATAGTAAGTAGTGATACTGACTTTGTCCAACTACTATCCAACAATGTGCATCAGTATAACGGCATAACAAAAGAAACTATTAAGTTAGATGGTGTATATGATGATAAAGGTAAGCCTGTTATAGATAAGAAAACAAAAGAATACAAAGTTCCTGCCTCGCCAAACTATCAATTGTTTAAGAAATGTATGCGAGGTGATAGTTCTGATAATGTGTTTAGTGCATACCCTGGTGTTAGAGAAAAAGGCACTAAGAACAAAGTAGGACTATTAGAAGCATATGCAGATAAGGAAACAAAAGGTTTCAATTGGAACAATATTATGTTACAACGTTGGACTGATCACAACGGCAAAGAACATAGAGTACTAGATGATTATGAACGTAACGTTACATTAGTTGACCTTACTGCACAACCTATTGAAATACGTGACTATGTTGATGATACTATTGACAAACACTTACAAGCAAAAAATAAATCGATGGTTGGTGCACATTTTATGAAGTTCTGTGGCAAATGGGATATGCAACGTATAGCAGAAAATGCTACACAATTTGCAGAACTTTTACAAAAGAACTATCCAGAAGGAGTAGATAATGCAGTTTGTGGCTAAACCAGTTTTAGAAAATAAGTTTTGGATACTCGAAGATAATGGACAAAAAGTAGGTACTATTCGTAGTAATGAAAATGGTGTTACACTCACAGTTGGAAAACAAAACCAAACATTTAGAGCATTATCAGAACTTAAACAGAAAGTACAAGTTGATTTTACAGGTAAAGAAGTAGTAAAAAAACAGAGTAAAGAATATGAAGTACATGGTTATGCATGTAAAACAAATCCTCATAATCCTATATATGATCTTAAACGTAAACTTCCACTTTATACAAAAACAAGTGATAGTCAGAGTTTTTTCTGTGCAGGATATTATGTAATACACTGGGAGGATGGAAACCATAGTCCTGCTTATTGTCCTAAACTTATTACACTAAGTAGGTATACGTATGATGGACCATTTAAAACAAAATTAGAAATGCAAGAGACATTAAGAAGAACAAATGCCTAGACCACAGTTTCCTACACTAGATAGGCTAGCACATGGTTGTATAAATTTAAAACGTGACAACCTAAGTATACCTGCAAAAGATGCCCGTGCTATTGCGAATGAATATACAAAATTACTTGAATATGTTACAGAACTACAAGATGCTATAATATCTGCACGTAACGATGATGTAATTACAGTTGAAGTAGATAACGGTACATTCTAAAAATTATTAAGTACGTACATATCTAACTAAATAATAGTAGCATATTATTAGTGAGATTATAGATGAGTAGACCTAAGCCTACTGTAATATTAGAAAAAGTAGAAAAAGAAACTTACAAATCGGAGCAAGTTTTAGCAAGTGCTGGTATCTGGGCAGTATTTTATGATAAGAAACCTATTAATTTAAAAACATTCAATATGTTAATAAGTTACCCAGGTCCAAAATATAAAAAGGTATCCTTTAGTAATCCAGGTCATGCTATAAACCTAGCAAAAAAACTAAACAAACAATTTGATACAGATAAGTTTACAGTAGTAATCTTAGATAAAGGTAAGCAAGTTTTTCCATAAAATGCGAACAAAAGATCAATATACTATTGCATTTAAAGAAAACGATCCACAAGGTCACGATATACAATTTGAACAAGCCTATATTGAATGGTGGCAAAATCAAAGACGTGATGGCGGCTATAGACTTACTCAACAAGGTTGTATACACTGTATAGACAAATTAGAATTAGAATATTTTGAAATAAAAGAAGAATTAGAGAATACACCTGGCTTCCTTTTAGATCTTGACAAATATATAAAAACACCGTATTATATTAAGATAGTAAGAAACAAAATTAAAGGTATTGTACTGTTTGATAAAAAGACATATTTTACTTTAACTTTATATAATAATGATTTTAAGAAATTTATAAATGCTCACAAAGTTTCATAATTGGGGTTCAAGAGAATTATCAGATAGTCATTGGCGTTGGATAGTAACTGCAGGTGTCAGAACAGAATCACCAAAACAAAAGAGAGAATTTTTAAGTTGGATGAAAGAAACATTTGGCGAACCTAGTAATAGATGGAGTATTAGATGGAGTATGTTAGGTGTAGATATACGTTTTCATGAACCTAAAGACTACTTTAAATTTACCATGTTTCATACAATAGATCCAAAAAAGTAATAAATAAAAGAACAAGAAGAATTCGCAAGTTGGGATAAGGCGCCAACATGTTCGTCTAGTACCTCATTACTAGGCGGTTTTTTTTGACTGAAATAGGTTGACACATCTCTAATACATGTTACTATAAAGAATAATTAGAAATAGGAGAGATTCTAATGTTCATGATAAAGTGTTTAGTTAAATTACAAAATTGTACAATCCAACAAGTTTTTTGTAATCCTAATAGTGATATTCCAATGCCTTTTGCAACAATAGAA